GGATTGGAAGAGGATTATGTTTTCCAAGCTTTAGCTTATATGGGGAATGCTTCTCAATTTATGAGTTGGGCAAATACGGTACTAGCACTCGTGGACGATGTTCCGGAACAGTTAAAACGAGATATCAAGAAAGTACATTCTGGTATTTATAATATGCAAGAAAAATTAAGAGAATATAAGAAAGAGGATGATGAGTAATGGAAGAAATCTTAGTGCAGGGAAACATAACTGAAGATTTAAAAAGATTAGGGGTTAATGCAAAGAGAACATACGGTGATGAAAATACATCGTATCAAGTATATGAAGTTTCGGATGAGGATTTTCAAAAGTTGAGCGATGATGCAGATAACAGAGATTTAGATGATGGTCATTGGAAGAATGGTGGTTGGCGTTGGTGCAAAGGAAGTAATCAAGGTGATCCAAATGCTGAAATGGTTGTGAATAGCGAACCAATTCTTTGTTGGGAAAAAGATCATGAGTGGAAAGATGATGTGTATCGTGATTTATTAACATACTTATGTGATGAAATGGGATGTTCGGCCTTCCGTAATGTGTGTGCGTTGGCGAAAGATTTAGCCAAGTATAACAATATGACGTTAGCTGAGTTGTTTGAAAAATATCAAGGTTAATTAAAATAAAAACTTCATTTTGTCGAAAAGGGGTATGGCTGAGTGGAAAAAACATCGGAATTTGATTACTGGGTATCGTATGTATTTACACAAAAAGGTAGCGGAAATTTAGAACATGGAAATGACCATATAAACATTCTCGAGACATACAGTGGGATTGAATGGATACGAGAAATTGAAGAGAGAATTAGTAGGCATTACGGGTATAGCAAGGTTACGATTCTGAATTTTGTCCCATTGATTTCTGAAAATGAATTAAAACGTGTAGAAACAATCTTAGATCGAGCAGAAGATTTATGCGAAGAACACGTAGACGATAAAGATTGGCTAATTAACAAATTCAAACAAAGAGCAGCTAGCAAAAGCTAACTGCTCAGGTCAGGGAACTGCTGATTGGGGTTCATTTAAATGAGTTATGGCATACAGCCTATCTATATTATATACGGAATATTGAATTTTATTCAGGGAGGTAGAGGAAAATGTGGAAAGTAAAAGATATATTTCGCCTTACAATTGGGAGAAATAATAAAGAACGTAAATATAGTAAAAATAGAAAACCAATTATGCTTCTTGATGATGGGACACCGATTTATCCAATGACAGCGAGAGAAGGCAGAGAATTAGGAAAAGCACTTGTAGATGGTTTTGTTGCTGGTATTGAACAGCATAAACAAACGGTAATAGGGATAGATTGGGGTAACCCTGACAGTTCGTTTAGTGCTACGGTTACGGTCCCATACAAAAGAAACTCAACAAAATAATCCTCTTGTAGAAAAGGAGAAATTCATATGAAGAAACTAACTTTCAAGTTACTAAGTAAATTAAGGATCATCAAAAAGAAGCCAGAAACCATAATAAATCTATCTCGAAAAGAGAATGAAGTGACTGTTGATTTAGGACAGATCATTGTTACTGGAACGCCTCAAAACATAACTGTTTTCATGACAGAAATGACTAAAATGCCTCTTGTTGCAAAGGGAGGAGAGGGAATATGTCATTAGTAGTGAATTTGAAAGAACTCCAAGAAAAAGTCATTGATGAAAAGGTATTGAAATTTGCAGAGGAAATGGAGGGTGCAATAACCGAAAGTGCTGCAAATGGATATTCAGGCTTTAGATATCAAATTCATAAAGAAAATCCAGACAAGCATATTATGCATTCAAAACTATTCACGGAAAAGTTACAAGAATTAATGGATGGTGTGAAAGTTGAATTTAAGGCAGAAGAAAAGAAGAACATTTTAGGTGGATCTTACTACGAACATTACATCCGTTTTAGTTGGAACGACTAATTTCTTTATAAATGAATCCTTTTAAAGCAAACAGAATAAAGTCCGGCTAGAAAACTAGAGGACGCCAATTCATTAAAGCAGCAATTTAAGCTGTTTTAGGAATAGGTGTCCTCTTTATTTTGAAAAGGGAGATGGGGAAATGAAGGGGTTAAGAGATCAATTGCGTGAATGGAAAAAGCAATCAAATAAAACAAAGAAGAAAAAGAAGAAAAAACGAAAAGAGAAATTAAGTACTCGTGACATTGAGGATTTAATGGGCATGCATAGACCTTGTTACGAACGAAGACGTGGAGCAATAAGACAAAAGTAATCTAAAAATAAAAAGGAGTGGTCTTACATGACTAAACAATTATCTTTCTTACCAAAAATTGATAGAACAGCGACACAAGAGGAATTAGAAGGTGTGTTGGAAAGCGTACGTATACATAGACAATTTGGGATGATGCGTAAAGAAATGAAAGTCACTCCTTCTTATGAAGTACGTGAGCATGGTCCTACACATACAGTTGGAAAACCATTAGAAGATGTTGCTATAGCAAATATTCAACAAAGTAAACGAGAAGAGTGGCTTGAAAGAATGTCAGTACGTATTGATCAGTTTCTAAATCGATTAGGAAACGGACGTGCAGGAAGTATACAAAGAGATATTATTTATAAACGTTATTTAGAAGAAGAGGACGTATGTGATTACATGGTTTATAACGAAATAGGGATGTCAGAGCGTACTTATCGCCGTTGGAAGTCTAAAGCATTTTATAAGCTTGCTTTTGCACTTGGATTAGAAGTTTACGAGACAGAAGAAACGGGAGGTAATGAATAATGAATTTTGTTCAACCGATACGTGATCCGGAGCAAATACAGCAGTTAAAAGATTATTTTAAGGAAAAGAGCTTACGTAATTACATTCTCTTCATTATGGGAATCAATACAGGCCTGAGAATCTCGGACATTTTGAAATTAAAGGTAGGAGATGTCAAAGGTAGTCATATATCTATGAGAGAAAAGAAAACAGGGAAACAGAAACGAATACAAATTACTGCAGCATTAAAAAGAGAGCTTAAATGGTTTATCGAAGAAAGAGAGGATAATGAGTATTTATTACAAAGTAGACAAGGTAGGAATCGTCCAATCGGTCGTAGCATGGCATATAAGATATTAAGCGGGGCAGCGGCAGAGTTTGGGCTAGATGAAATAGGAACACATACACTGAGAAAGACGTACGGGTATCATATGTACATGCAAACGAAAAACATAGCATTACTCATGGAGATATTCAATCACTCGTCAGAGAAGGTCACGTTACGTTATATAGGTGTGAACCAAGATGCAATGGATAAAGCAATGACTAGATTTAAAATCTAAGCATTGCTTTTCTTTTTAAATCTATACAGTTACTCATAAATTTCGTACTGTGTAACTCAAAAGAGAAAGTGAAACGAAATCAATGATATCAAAGGGTTTGGCGGAGGGGTCAGTTACACACAATACAAGATATGGGTAACTGGTATGCTGAATAAATGGAATGAAATTCATTTTTCTGGTATTATATATGAAAGGAGAATTTAAATTTCTTTATGATTTGTTAGGAGAAGGGGTAAGAATTGGAAAGCTTACAATTACAAAGTTTACGAGAAACTAAACCATATTGTTATTATAATGAGATACAACAGATTATCATTGAAATTTGTCATTTTCATAATGAATTCTCGGCAGCGTGGATAAAAAAGAATCAGTCAAGCGAATTAGAATTTCTAAACTTTAATAAGAAACAAGTTAGACAAGTGACTGATATTATTGAAGAAAGAGAAGTATTCTTTCTGAAGGATAAATTTAATAGTCTTATAAAAAGTTATATGAATGAATTAAAGCCTTTAACAATAGATTTCGAGATGGAATATAAATATGAAAAGTTTGATTTTCGGTCTCGTGGAAAACAATTTGATTCGATAATGAATAAATTAAAATATTACAGAGTTGGAAAACAAGGGAATGGAGTTTTTGGAGCTTTTAATCTCAATAAATGCTTAAACGATCTTTTCGGTATTCGAATAGTGATTGAAGATTTTGACCATAATTGTAAGAGGTTTTATCAATTATGTGAAGAATTGAGAACTAAACATAGAATACGTGTAATGGATTCGTCGAAGCATGGTTATAAAGCGACTCACATATATTTTCATGGGGAAAGTAATCAGTATTTTCCTTGGGAGTTACAAATATGGAATGCAAATGATTGTAAATCAAATGACATTTCACATGGAATACATAAACGCGCATATACTGAATGGGCATCAATTTATAAGAATTCAAAAGAAATTGAGGGAGGTGCTTAATTATGGCTTTTCACTTTATCGCAGTTATGAGTCACTATTCGCATGGGGGACGAATTGCATGGCATTATTCTGCCGAAACTCGACTTGATAAAGAATTCATCCAAAGCTTCTTTAGTCGGGTAGAAAGAAAATGTGGAGAAGTACAATTAGGTATCCACAAATTATCGACAGAGTCTACTAGTTGGGATTCTGTAGTACAAAAGGATTCTTTCTTTAAAGATGTATATAGAACTCAGGATATCGATACTTTTATTGGGATGGTTATTCAGGATCAGGAATTAAGTCCTACAGATGTTTCGAAATTTATACTATCAATTTTGCCATCTTCACATCTTAAATTACAAAAATTGCTTTATTTTTCATATGCAGAATTCTTGTTACAAACAGGCGTTAAATTATTTAAAGAGCCATTAGTAGCTTTTAAATATGGTCCTGTAGTTGAAAGTGTTTTTCATAAGTATAAAGTTCATGGCTCTACAGTAATTGATTCTAAAGAAGATGAGACAATTTGCTATTCAACAGAATCATTAGCTATTACACCTTCTATTATGAAAGTGGCATCTTCAGAACATGGTGATGCGGCAATGGCGTGTATTTTAAAAGTATTAGAAAAGTACGGTGGATATAGCGCGGGAGATTTAGTTGATAAGACACATCAAGCAGGTGGTCCTTGGGATAGAGTGTTTAAGCCGGGGGCTAATTGTGAAATTACTGATGATTTAATTATACAATATCATCAGTTGATTCATTAATTTTGGAAGCATCCTTTCGAGGGTGCTTTTTTTATTGCTTATTTTTGAGGGAAATAAGTGGCAGAGTCGTGACCGCTTTTTGGCAGGATATGTGCCGGTTGTTTTGGGATTCACGTGATATATTTGTATTGTGAGAAGTGGCGGAAAACACAACTCACAATGTTCCTTTATAAACTATATGTTGTCTAAACGATTTCGTAATGATGGCACATAAAATCCGAAACCAGCAGATGGTAATGATTGAATGGTACCATTATTAGGGAGAGCTTTTGCTCTTCTTTGAGCTAACAACATCCTAGGTAGACAGAATCAGGAGAACCTGATAAGTTTTCCGATGGTGTCTGTCGCGGTTGTTAGCTGAGAGAAGAATAAAACTTCACATACCGGAATTAAAGTATAAATTAATAACCCATTTCAAAGCATCCATTCGGGTGCTTTTTATTTTGGAGGAGGATGAGAGATGGAATCTATAACAGAAATAATTGCTGATTTTGAAAAAAGAATTAAAGATCTACAAAGAGATAATGAAGGTTTGATTCAAACGTTAAATTGTGTTTCAGCAAGTGTAGAAGGATTAAGTCAAAAGGTTAGTACGTTAGAAAAGGGATTAGCTACGAAAGCGGATATAACTCATGTTCAATGATTAATCAAACAAGTGGTGTCTTGTTTGTTGATAAGGAAAGATAAGCGCAAACGTGTTGCGTTTTGTAAGGAGTGAGGATAGATGGACAGTGTTTTAAAAGGTAAGATTGCTGCACTTGATCTTATGCCTATTGATAAGAAGGCATATATCAAATACCTTAAACCACTTGAAAAAGCGCACAAAAAGTCTGGAATAGATGTTAAGTATTACAAGCTATATGGTGGGAAACCTATATTTTATTCTGTGGAATATCTCATGCAAACATCAATAAAAAAATTGCTGGAAAAAGATAAATGGAGAAAGGATTTAAGTGTAAGGGGTGAGGATGAATGAGTAATATTTCAAGATGTTGTTTAGCTTGTGGCTATCAAATTAAAACTTATCAAGCACCAGGAGATGAATATCAAGAAGTAATTGTTTGTCCGAAATGCAACGGTGCTTTTGTAGATATATTTAAGTTAGGGAAGTACCAACAACATGTTAATCAACATAAAGAATGTGAACATAAATATCAATTAATGGATAGTAAAACAACACAGATACAAGCTGATAACAGACAAGTATCTATTCATATCTTGGGGAGTTTCTACTGTGAAAAATGTCTTGATATTCAATTCCGTGGAAAGATTGAGGAAGGAGAAAAGAAGAGATGCAATTAACTAAAATTGAGAAGGCTGTTGCTCTTAGTATTATTTTTAATGCCATTGATAATAAAGAGTTGATTGGACATGTAAGCAAGGAAAAGATATCAGAAGTAGTTGAAGTGTTTGTAGAGTTAGAAGAAACAACACCAGAGAAAGAAAAGGAAACTCATATAAATGTAATCAATAAATTAATTGATTGTTTATTAAATGATAGCGACTTATACAATGTAATTGGTGTAAATGAAGCTGCATCTATTCTTAATGTATCACCTGGTTATATCAAGAACCTTTGTGCTCAAGGAAAGATTGTAGCAAAGAAGATCGGCAATACATGGGTGATTGATAGATCAGGGTTAAGAGAGGTAAAGAGATATGTACAGTTTAGATGTTTATCATGTGGATATACAGTTCAATACACTGAGCGACAAGCTAGAACAAAAGATGGATTACGATGCAAACATTGTAAGCATGGTGGTGTAATGATTGATGAAGGAATACAAAACCAAACAACAGAAGCGTAAGTTCTATGACAGTGGTGAGTGGAAGAGTATACGAGAACAAGTAAAGAAGCGAGATTCTTTTGAGTGTCAGGAATGCAAGCGTAACGGTCGAGTACAAACAGACACGAATGAATACAGTGAGAGTGCAAAGCGTAAGAAGATTCAACTCGTTGTCCATCATATAAAAGAACTAGAACATCATCCAGAACTTGCATTAGAAATGGATAATCTCGAAACAGTCTGTGTGGATTGCCATAATAAAGAACACGGTAGAGTGTTTGTAAAAAAGATAAACAAATGGGAAAACGATGAAAAGTGGTAAAAATGATTCGATAATAACACCCCCCCTTAAAATATTTCATCAAAAATTGCTCTAAGGGGCACCGGAGGAGGGGGTCGTTTTTCCAGATTTTTGAGCCATATCGCATAGGACCCCTACCCAGTATGAAAATATGATTGAATCGAGGTGATATTATGGCGGACATTGATGAGCGTGAGGTGCTAGTTAACAAAGAAAAAAATCGTTTGAAAAGACTATTTAAAGAAATCCCACCTAGTAAGTTGAAAGTAGTTGAAGGGTTAATTATTCAGGCAGCAAGATTACGAGTTTTATTGAATGAGATGTGGATGGATATATCTGAGAATGGTGATTATGAAATGTTCTCACAATCTGATAAAACAGAGCCGTATGAAAGAGAACGGCCTGTTGCCCGGCTATATAATACCCGTGATCAATCATATCAAAGGGTCATTAAACAGCTAACAGATTTGTTGCCAGAAGGAAATAATAAAAAAGAAATTAAGAAGTATTCGGCAAGTGATTTAATATGATTGTTCATAAGTGTGTAAGTGAATATATAGAACTATATGAAACGGGAACAGTAGTATTAAATAAAGAACGCATCATGCTTATTCATTATTTAAAGCAAGATATACTAACCCGTAATGATCTACATTTCGATATGGATTTAATTCATAAATGTGTAACTTTCATAGAAAAGTGGCATTTCAAATTAAATTCCTTTCAAAAATTTTTAATAGCATTTGTGTTTTTGTTTGATGAATATGAAGATGTTTATTTTGATCAACACTTCTGGATGATGGCAAGGGGTGCTGGTAAAAATGGATTGATTAGTGCATTGACACACTTCTTTATTAGCGAATTGCACGGTATTGAGCATTATAATGTATCAGTAGTTGCTAATACAGAAAGGCAAGCTAAAACTTCTTTTATAGATGTTTATGAAAAGAATAAAAAGCATGAAATATTAGATGAGCTATTTGTATCAACTAAACAATTGATAACGAATAAAGCGACTCGTTCGACGTTTGAATTTCATACATCAAATGCAGGAAGTAAAGATTCATTAAGAGATGGATGTGTCATTTATGATGAGATACACAGATATGAAAATAGCGATGTTGTAGAAGTATTCTCTAGTGGTTTAGGTAAAGTTCCTAACTCTAGGGAATTTTTTATTACCACAGATGGTTTTGTTCGTGAAGGTTACCTTGACAAGATGAAAGAACGAGCAATGAACATCCTGAAAGGTAAAGAAAAAGAAGATAGGTTGTTCCCTTTTATTTGTAAGCTTGATAACGCTGAAGAAGTAGACAATCCAGAGATGTGGGAAAAAGCAAATCCAATGTTTAGTAAGCCTATGAGTCAATATGCTAGAGGGTTGTTCAAAAAGGTTATGAGACAATATAAAAACCTTGAAAATGATCCATCTAACAGAGAAAACTTCATGACTAAAAGAATGAATTTGCCAGAAGTAGATTTAACAAAGTCTGTTGCTACTTGGGAAGAAATAATGCGTACTGGTTTTGAAGAAGATGGAGAAACTCTCAGAAAGATTCCTGATTTAAAACATAAAGTAGCTGTGGGAGGACTCGATTTCGCCAGTATTAAGGACTTCGCGGCTGTTGGTTTACTATTTAAACATGGTGAAGATTATATTTGGAAAGGTCATTCATTTGTACGTAAAGGTTTCTTGGACAAGGTGAAATTAAAAGCACCTATTTTTGAGTGGGCCGAAAATGGATTATTAACAATTGTGGATGAACCTGTAATTAATATCTCTCACATTGTGGATTGGTTCGTAAGAATGCGTGAATTGTATGGTGTGAATACGATTGTTGCAGATACATTCCGTTTAGATCTTGTTAAAACAGCACTTGAAGCAGAAGGGTTTACATTGTTGTATATTCGTAATCCAAAAGCTATTCATTCATTATTAGCGCCAAGGGTCGAAACATTATTTGCGAACAACCGTATTATCTTTGGCGATAATCCGTTAATGCGTTGGTACACAAATAACGTCTATGTTCATATTAAAAAAGATGGCAATAAAGAATATTTGAAAAAAGATGAATTCAAACGAAAAACAGATGGATTTCAAGCTTTTATCCATGCATTATGGCAAGCGGATAACATTCTTGAAGAAGAAGTTGAGTTTATGCTCGATAGTATCAAATTTTAAAGGGGGTGATAATCATTGGGTGGTTAGGTTCAGTATTTAAAAGAAATAAAGAACTAGAATTCATGTTGGACCTGGACATAATTACTGATACAGCAAACAGGCTTCATATGAAACGTTTGGCGATTGATACATGTGTCTCATTTTTAGGAAGAACGATTAGTCAATCTGAATTTAGAGTAAGAAATGGTAAAGCATTTAAGAAGGATGAGCTTTATTATCGATTAAACGTAAGACCAAACAAGAATATGACCGCAAGTACCTTTTGGGAAAGGTTTGTTCGCAAACTTATTTATGATAATGAGTGTTTAGTCATACAAGCAGATGATGGTGATTTACTTATTGCAGATGGATTTCAACATAATGAGTATGCTGTGTTTGAAGATATCTTTACTGATGTAAGGGTAAAAGATTATACGTTTAAGAGAAGTTTTAAGCAAAGCGAAGTTATTCATTTGAAGTATCGGAATAATAAATTATCTCCACTTATTGATGGATTATTTGCAGATTACGGTGATTTATTTGGTAGGATACTAAACTCACAGAAACGTAAAAATCAAGTTCGTGGCACGGTTGATATGGATATGATTGGTGCTAAAACTGAGGAACAAATAGCAAAGCTACAAGAGTTTATAGACAATATGTATAAGTCAATCGGTTCAAAAGATATAGCTATTGTTCCACAGCAAAAAGGTATTAATTATAACGAGATATACAATGGTGTTGCAAATGGTCCAAGTGTGGAAGAAATCAATAAAGTAACAAATGGTTTCTTGAATCAAGTAGCTATGGCAATTGGTATTCCTATAGCTCTGATATATGGAGAAATGGCTGATGTAGAAAAGCAAACGAAAAATTATATGCTTTTCACAGTACGACCATTATTAAAAAAGCTATCTGATGAAGCGAACGTTAAATTCTTTGAAATGAGTGAATATCTTTTAGGACGAAAGATTGAGGTTAAGGCTGTTTCCTATCAAAGTATATTTGATCTTGCGACAAGTATTGATAAACTCATTTCTTCAAGTGCATTTACAGGAAATGAAATTCGTTCAGAAGTAGATTATGAGGATTCTGATGATCCGAACTTAAATATCCATCATATTACGAAAAACTATACAAAATTAGATGAATCTGAAGGAGGTGAGAAAGAAAATGACGGTGAAAATTGACGTGAAAGGTCCAATTATTTCTAATGATGAAGCTTGGATTTATGATTGGTTTGAAATGGATGCTGCAAGTCCGGGTAAGATTTCAAAAGCGCTTGATGATGCAAATGGAGATGACTTAGTTGTATCGATTAATAGTCCTGGTGGTTATGTACATGAAGGTTCAGAGATTTACACAGCGTTGAAAAATTATCCTGGTCATGTGGAAATTCAAATTGTTGGATTAGCAGCAAGTGCGGCTTCTGTAATTGCGATGGCTGGTAATAAAGTGCGAATTTCACCTACAGCACAAATTATGATTCACAATGCTTCTATGTGGAATGGTGGAGATCATCGTGACATGGAAAAAGCTGCTGAAATGTTGAAAACAACTGATCGAGCCATCGTAAACGCCTATGTCATTAAAAGTGGTAAATCAGAAGAGGAACTACTTCATATGATGGCTGAAGAAACTTGGATGGGTCCACAACAAGCATTAGAACATAATTTTGTGGATGAAATCATGTTTATGGATAATCAGGTTAAAATGACAGCGTCAGCTTCTACTGCTGCCATGCTTCCACAAAAGGTAATCGATGGTTTTAGAAATGGAACAATGAACAAAAGCCAAGGGATTACAAAAGAAGATTTAAATGCAGCATTATCAGGTTTGAAAAATGAAATTCTGAATGATTTACAAACGAATACAAATCCAAAAGAGCCTATTCAAAAGCCTGTTCATACAAAACAGAATTTGAGTACGCTCTTTTTAACTTTAGGAGGAAAATAAAATATGGTTATTAAGTTTAATAATTTTGAAGAGAAGAAACTAGCTTTCGCGAAAGCAACACAAGAAGGTACAGCGGAAGAACAATCAGCAGCGTTAAATTCCATGATTGAAGCACTTGCTACAGATGTTCGTTCAGATATTTTAAATCAAGTGAATGAATCAATGATAGATCGTTCTATTATGCAATCTCGTGGTGCTAATGTACTAACAAGTGAAGAAATGAAGTTCTTTAATGCCGTTGTTGAAGAGGGTGGGTTTAAATCTACTGAGACTTTACCTAAAACAACACAAGAGAGAATTTTTGATGATTTAGTTCAAGGTCATCCGTTGCTAGAGCATATCGGCTTAGAGAATTTAGGAGCCGTGACAGAATTTATTTATGGAGATCCAGAGGGTGCAGCTGTATGGGGACCTTTATTTGGTGATATTAAAGGGCAATTAAATGCTACATTCCGAAAAGAATCTATTACTCAACTGAAATTAACGGCATTTATTCCATTAGCGAATGATATGTTAAAGCTTGGTCCAGTATGGGTGGAACGATATGTTCGTACTATGATTACAGAAGCGATGTCAGTAGGTTTAGAACGTGGTTTTGTAGCTGGTACGGGTAAAAATGAACCTATTGGATTATTAAAAGACCCTAGCGGAAGTGTCACGAATGGAGTATATCCAGATAAAAAAGTTGCTGGAACTTTAACTTTTGAGCCTGGTCGTAAAACAATTAATGAATTAAAAGGCGTGGTCAAATTATTGGCTAAAAAATTAAATCCTGATGGTAAAACAGATGCAGATCGACCAAAAAATATTGCTGGTAAAGTAGTTATGGTAACAAATCCATTCGATACTTTTGATATTCAAGCAAATGCTACGATTCAAAATGCGGCAGGTGTATATGTAACGAGCTTACCTTTTAATCCAATCCCAACAGAATCTGTATTTGTACCTCAAGGACAAGTGGTTTTCTTTGTTAAAGGGGAATACATTGCAGCGATGGGTGGAACGGAGCCAATCAAGAAATATGAAGAAACATTAGCTTTAGAAGATGCAACTGTTTATATTGCTAAACAATATGCTACAGGTAAACCGAAGGATAAATACACTTCACAAGTTTACACATTAAAGCTTGAAGAAGTAACCCCACCAACACAAGGGTGATGTGAATGAATACAGTAATTTCGAATGAAATATTACAGCAATTCAAAGATAGGATGCACTTAGGGGATGAGGAAGACGACAACCTAAAGCGCATCCTTTCTACGTCTAACAAGGCATTACTTAGGATTTGTGGGAATTATGATTTAAATGATGACGAGGAGTTCAAAGAATTAGTTTTTGAACGCTCTCGTTATGTTTATAACGATGCATTAGAGTATTTTGACAAGAATTTTTTAAGTCAGATTAATAGTTTAGGCATCGATAAAGCATTAGAAGAAATTAAATTGGACGGTGATTAATATGCGTCCTTTTCAGTACAAAAAGCCATTGAATACAGGTGATCGTAGAAATCGAATTATCATTGAACAACCTGAAGTAATAAAAGATGAATTGAATCAAGAAGTTGAAACAGGTAATTGGCAAGAAGTAAAAAAAGCATGGGCAATGATAAAAACGGTAAAAGGTTCAGAGTACATTGAAGCTTCGGCTTCACAGTCTACACGAATTTATCGGTTTGTTATTCCTTATACAACAGGTATTACAGAATTAATGCGAATCAATATGAAAGGGCGTATCTTTGATATTATCGAACCGCCAATGAATGATGATGAAATGTATCAAACATTGACTATTATCGCAAAGGAGCATACTTAATATGAATGATTTTGCGAGTGAGATTGCTAGAGAATTACAAAGATATGCAAATGTTGTGGAAGAAGAGTTACTGACAGCAGAAGAAGAAGTAGCTGATGTCGCTGTAGAAAAATTAAGGCAAGGTAGCCCGAAAAAAACAGGTGCTTATCGTAAAGGGTGGCGTAAGAAAAAAGAAGGTAATGGTTTTGTCGTTCACAATACAAAAGGACAATTAACACATCTTTTAGAAAAGGGACATGCGAAAGCGGGTGGGGGCCGTGTGCCAGCACAAGTTCATATCCTTCCAGTTGAACAGTATGTAATTGATGAATTGCCAAGACGTATTGAAAGGGCGGTTCAACAATGACATTAGGTGAATTAACAAAAATTCTTGAAGCTACAGGTTATCCTGTGGCTTATTCGCATTTCACAGCAACACCAACGAAGCCAGTCCCAGCGCCACCTTATATTTGTTTCCTTGTGGATGGATCAGCAAACCTAATGGCAGATAACAAGGTTTATCACAAAATAAATGATTTAAATATTGAGCTTTACACAACTAAAAAAAACTTAGTTGCAGAAGCCAAACTTGAAAAAGTTCTAGACGATCATGAGATTCCTTATGACTCACCGATTGAAGGAATTATTGAATCTGAAAATATGTATCAGAAAATATATGAAATGAGGTTGATATAAATGCTTAAAGAAAATAAAGTTACGTTTGGTTTAAAGAATGTACATTATGTCCCATTTGATACTCAAGATTTTTTAGTAAAGTTTGCGACACCGATTCCATTGCCTGGTGGGGTTGAACTAACATTTGAGCCGCGTGGTGATTTAATTGAATTCTATGCAGATGACATGCTTTATTACGCAGCAAGTAATAACCAAGGTTACGATGGAACATTAAACATCGCTACTATCCCAGAACAATTTGCTATCGATGCATTAGGGGAGCAATTAGATGAAGTAGACGGAGTATTAAATGAGTTAGCTGATGCTAAAGGGAAACCATTTGCATTACTATTTGAATTCGATGGCGATGTAAACGCGACTCGACATGTTATGTATAACTGTGCAGCAAGTCGTCCAACAATCGCATCTAAAACTAAAACAAATTCAGCTGAACCAAATACAAATGAATTGAAGTTCGTTTCTAGTCCAATTGTTTTAGCACCAGGAGGAAGACCTATGGTTAAAACAAAAACAACATCTAAAACAACTCAAGCAATTTATGATAATTGGTACAAAGAAGTATACGTTAAAAAACCAGCAGCACCAAAAGGAGCGTAATAGTAAATGGAAAAGACAATTACAGTAGATGGTCAAGATATTCGTTTAAAAAGTACAGGAGGGACACCGGTCCGATTTAAAGCGCAATTTGGAAAGGATTATTTTGCACAACTTCTCAAGTTAGCACCACTTGGGAAAATTGATATGGAGAATCTAGATCCAAGTAAGTTAGATAGTGTGGATTTTGAAGTGTTTTATAATCTTGTTTGGACTATGGCGAAAACAGCTGATCCAAAGATACCAGAACCGATGGTATGGTTAGATTCATTCGATGAATTTCCAATCATTGAAATCTTAGAAGATATTCAAGATATGATAGCTTCCACAATTCAATCTAAAAAAAAGTTGTAGATAGTAATAATAGTCAACAAGGAGCGAATCAGGGTGATGTATTCACCACTGAGACGTTCCTTGTTTTGTGTTATAAATGCAAACTTACAAAGGCTGATCTAGAAGATATGACGATTGGTATGTGCCTTGATTATATCGATGAATATTTAGAAATGCAGAAACCCCCACAAGAAAAAACACGTAAAGCAACACAAGCAGACTTTAATAGTTTCTAAAGAAGAGAGGTGAGAAAATGGCAGGAAGAATTAAAGGAATTACGATTGAAATTGGTGGAAATACAGAGCCGTTACAAAATGCGTTAAAAGATGTAAATAAACGAAGTAATGATTTAACAAAAGAGCTAAAAGATGTTGAACGACTTTTGAAATTTAATCCAGGTAATGTTGAAGCATTGGCGCAAAAACAACAATTACTTACGCAAGCAATTGAAAATACAACTCAAAAGCTAGATAAATTGAAGGCAGCAGAACAACAGGTACAAGCCCAGTTTCAAAATGGAAAAATTTCCGAAGAACAATATCGTGCGTTTAGGCGTGAAATTGAATTTACAGAAGGATCGCTTAATGGTCTAAAAAACAAGCTTGGAAATATGAAAGCTGAACAAGACAACGTAGCGAGTTCAACAAGGCAATTAGAAACATTATTTAGAGCTACAGGGAAAAGTGTTGATGATTTTGCAGGAGCGTTAGGAAATCGTCTTGTGAATGCAATTAAAAGTGGTACGGCTACCAGTAGACAGTTAGATCAAGCGATTGGTCTTATTGGTCGTGAAGCATTGGGAGCAGAAGCTGATATTGAAAAGTTACAACGTGCGCTTCGTTCTGTTGATGATGGTAATTCAATACAACAAGTTCGAAATGATTTAAGGGACCTTTCACGTGAAGCTGAAAGAGCCGGGAAAAGCTTCAAAGAATTAGATATCGGTTTAGAAAATATTCTTGGTGGATTAATGGCTGGTGGTGGTATTTCAGGAGCCATTGAGCAAGCGCTTGATACCTCTAAGTTAAAAACAAAAATTGACGTCTCTTTTGAAGTTCCAGCATCCTCTAAAAAATCAGTAGAAGAAGCGGTTCGCGGTTTAGAAGCTTATGGTGTTGATGTTGAAGAAGCACTGGAGGGTACACGTAGACAATGGGCATTAAATCAAACTGTAAGCGATAAGGCTAATGCTTCCATTGTAAAAGGAGCAGGAGTCATTGCAAGTGCTTATGCAGGTATAGATTTTACTGAGTTAATTCAAGAAGCGAATGAAATTGGTAATGAATTAGGGATAACTAGTGATACGGCCTTAGGGTTAACGAATCGGTTGTTAAAAATCGGATTTCCTCCTGAGCAATTGGACATTATCGCTGAATATGGCGGGCAGCTAACACGAGCTGGTTACAATGCTGAAGAAGTACAAGCAATTATGGAAGCTGGTGTTGATACAGGTACTTGGAATATTGATAATCTCTTAGACGGACTAAAAGAAGGCCGTATTAAAGCGGCTGAATTTGGTCAAGGTGTCGACAAGTCTATGAAAGAAGCTCTTGAAGGCACTAAAATTTCGGCTGATCAGTTAGAAAAGTGGGGGCAATCTGTCGCTAAAGGCGGTAAAGAAGGTTCGGCAGCTATGACAGAGATTGCTAAAGCATTGGCTAGTATTGAAGATGAAACAAAGCGAAATGAGATTGGTGTTAAGCTTTTCGGAACGATGTATGAAGATCAAGGACAAAATATTACGAATACACTTATTGGTGCTCAAGATAAAGTTATAGATTTAAACAAAAATCAAGAACAACTAAATGAAATGATTAAGAAAATGGATGCCAGCCCAGCTGTAAAGTTTCAAAAAGCTATGAACGACTTAAAAATGGCACTTGAACCTGTTTTGGGAGTCATTGCTGATGTAATTAGTGCTTTTGCGAGCTTTGTTTCAGAACATCCAGCATTAGCAGCAGCTATAACAACAATTGTAACCGCGCTTGGAATCCTAGTTGGAGCTGGTATGGCTTTAGGGCCTGTATTTATTACATTAGCCAGTTATGCCACATATGCCGGATTAAGTGTAGGGGCGGTTGCCGCGACATTCTTCTCCGCCACCGCAATTATTATTGGGGTAACCGCCGCAATTGTTGGATTAGTTGTTGGGATAAAACACCTTTGGGAAAACAATGAAGGGTTTAGAAATAGCATTACAAATGTAATTGAGAGCGTTCAAAACTTTGGACAGGCATTATCTTCACTGGGTAAATATCTATTCTATACGGCTGTTGATGGGGATTATTTAAATGATTGGATTACTCATTTACCAAAAGGTTTTCAAAATGCGGCTGAAATAATAGGGTTGGCAGTCAGCAAGATACGTGAAGCTTGTCTTCATCTTTTTGATGCAGTAAAAGCTGTTTTTTCGGGTGATTTTAGTCAGTTAGGTGAAATTTTTAAAACCATTGGTCCTACTATAGCGGGAGCAATTATTGGTGGGCTTCCCGGTGTTCTTGTATCTGTATCTCGTTATTTGCCAGCCATTGCAGAGTATTTGAATGCAAACTCAGGAATTATCCTTGAAACTATTACGAATATCTTTACTAATATAGCCAATTTCGTAACAACAGCATTACCGCAATTTCTTGAAGCCGGATCACAAATGATTTCAAGCCTTGTGAATGGTTTGGTTGTAGCGGCTCCAATTATCCTTGAAGCCATTGTTGGAATCATTAATACCATTTCACAAATGATTGCTACTTATCTTCCTATGATTGTTCAAACAGGAATCCAAATTATTCAAACCTTAATTTCCGGAATTGTACAGGTCTTACCTATGCTTATAGAGACAGGGCTTCAGTTGATTATGACTTTAATAAATGGGATTATGCAGATGATTCCTCAATTAATTCCAATAGCTGTAACGATTATTGAGACCATTATTAATGGGATTATGTCGTTTTTACCTCAGTTAATTGAAATAGGAATAAATTTATTAGTTTCGTTAATCACAGGTATTACACAAGCTCTACCTATGATCGCTTTAGCAATTATCACAGTCATTACGACTTTGATTGAAGCCATTACCGCAAATTTACCTATGATTATTGAAGCAGGTGTTAAAGTCTTAACAAGCTTAATAGATGGAATCATTAAAATGCTACCGCAATTAATAGATTTAGCGATAAATCTTATAACGAAAATAGCAGATACATTACTAGCAAACTTACCTAAAATAATTGAATCCGGTATAAAAATTCTAATGGCTATTATCGATGGGATTGTAAAAGTCTTACCACAGCTTATTAATGCAGCCTTAGATTTAATTGTTAAAATAGCATCCACATTAATTGCGAATTTACCAAAGATACTTGAAGCAGGTATCAAAATTTTGCTTATGTTAATTGCAGGGATTGTCCAAGTCTTACCACAGTTAGTTGGGGCAGCACTTAATCTTATTATCACGTTAGCAGGGGAATTAATTAAGAATTTACCTAAAATCCTTGAAGCTGGTGTTCAATTAATTTGGGCTTTAATAAAAGGTATTGTAAGTATGGTGGGACAGTTAGGTTCTACAATTGTGACTGATATTATACCGAAGATTGTTGATACTTTAAGAAAAATCGACTTATTTAAGATAGGTAAAGATATAATAAGTGGATTGATAGACGGTTTAGGAAGTATGGCCGGAAAAGTGTTAGATAAGGTGAAATCCATCGGTAGCAGTATTTTAGATGGTTTTACTGGATTCTTTGACATTCACAGTCCATCACGTGTGATGCGTGATAAAGTTGGTAAACACATTGGTAGCGGTCTTGCAGTCGGTATTCAACAATCTTCAGGTGTAGTTCTTCAAGTAGTTCAAGACCTATCAAATTCTGTATTTGGTATTCTAGAAAACACCTTAAATGCATTTAATCGTTCAAATATGAATGGAATGATGAATAATAATCCACTTCAAAAATACTTTGAAGCAATATTTGAAGACGGTGATTATCTAAATGACTGGATTACACATTTACCAGTGGACATGAGGGATGCATTGAAAGCAGTTGGTAAAGAACTAGAGGGTTATGATGTTAATAGCGGTATGAGTGCTGATAACCCTGTAGCACGTTATATACGTAGTGTGTTAGAGAGTGGCGATCCATTTCAAGAAATATTAGAAGAGGAATTTGTAGAATCAGGAAAGTGGCTAGAAATTGGTAAAAAAGTTGCTGGATTTAGAGAACAAATTTTTAGAGACTTCTATAATGATCCGAATTTAAATCCTAATAAAGATAACATGTTATCCTCGGCATTTGAAAACATCTTTAATACTGTAAATAATACTTTTAAACAGTTTAGTCAAATGGGTAATAGAGCTGGGAAAAGTATTGGGGATGGACTTGCAGAGGGAATGAAGAATTCAATAGGAATTATTAATCATGCTTCTAAAACAATGAGTGCAGCGGCAGTACCAACAGTTAATGTAGGTAATTTAGGAGCGCAAGCTAATGGATTGTATCAAACTCAAGGAATAAATGGTGAATTTGCGGTCCCAGGTGGCGGATTAGCAATCGAAGTGCCTGTTAATTTAGATGGGCGAGAAGTTGCACGGGGTACTTATCGATATACAACTGAATATCAAGATAGAGAAAACAAGAGAAACTCAGCCTTTTAGGTTTGGGTTTCTTTTATTTTATAAAGAAACGAGGTGTCAAAATGAGCTCTTTTACATTTAACAACATAAGCAAAGATTTTGTTCAAATAGAAAAGGGCTGGAAAAGACCAGCGTGGGCTCCATTAAAACGGAAATTCCTAAGTATTCCAGGTTATCCAGGTGCAAGATTATTAACGACAGAAACTGAAATGCGAGTTTTACCTGTTCCGGTCGGAATTATTGTTCCTGATGGATCTGACTTAGAAACATTAAAAGAAGAAATAGCAGAGTGGTTAATTACAGAAAAACCTGTTGAATTAGTCTTTGATGTAACACCTGATAGGACATACCTGGCGGTTATTGATGAAGATTTTGATCCTGATGATTTCGTTACGTTAGGTAAAGGCACTTTGAAGTTTATTTGTCCCATGCCTTATAAGTTAGGGCCTACTAAAACGGTAGAATTTGAAATGGATGGACATGGGTTAATAGCAAATGTGCAAAACAAAGGAAGTGTAGAATCCAATCCAGTTATAGAGGTTGAAGTGACGAAGCCTTCCACATTTCTTGATGTATGGAATGAAACGAATTATTTTCGCATTGGATATCCATTAAAAGCAGACCAGGTCCCAGTTGAAAGAAATCAACGTGTGTTATGGGACGAGATGGGGACAACCATAGGATGGACGGATGTACCTAAAACTGAGGATATGACTGGTGGAGGAAAGTTTAAATCGGATGGATACCGTTTAATGGCCGAGTATCTAGGTGAACCTACAGTAAAAGGTTGGCATGGTTGCATAGCCAAAAAGAATATTCCACAAGGACCATTACAGGATTTCATCATGCAAGCCTATGTACGTATTAATAGTCATCATTGGGATCAAATGGGACGTGTGGAAATCGGTCTTCTTGATGAAAATAGCGATTATGTAGCTCGTATATCAATGAGCGATGTTCAATGGGAAGCCGAGCAAAACAGCGGATTCGCTTCTGTTGGAAATAGTAAAAAACCAGGTGGACAGGTATTCATTAATGAACATGGAGATCATCCGGATACTTGGACTAATTTTAGAGGGCGATTATGGCTCGCTAGGACCGGTAATAGATGGGAAGCGTATATTTCTAAGTTTATATTAGGTACTGAAATTGATGATGCTGAAAGGTTCGTTGTCTGGTTTGATGAAAATAACGTGAATATGAATAAAGTCACTCAAGTACAAATCAGCATTTCTCAGTTCTCTAACAACATGTTTTGTTCGGAAATGTCTATTGATGATTTGAAAATCTGGAAGGTTAACATGAATACACAAAATAATCCACCTTATATCTTTGATGTTGGAGATAAAGTAATTATCGATACCGAGCGAAGCCTTGTATCAATCAATGGTAAAAAAGCTATTAATCTAAAGGACATATTCAGCGATTATCCTGTTATTCATAAGGGTTCGAATAAACTAGAAATTATGCCTTCAACTGTAGGGACAGCCAAAGTAACGTATAGGGAGCGATTTAGATGAGGACACCCAGCGGAATTTTACATGTTGTTGATTTTAAAACGAGTCAAATCGTTTCCAATATACAACCAAAAGACTATTGGGATGATAAACGTCATTGGGAGATAAAAAATAACATTGATACCTTAGAGTTTAAAGTATTTGATAATACAGAAGATGCAGCGACACTCATACAGCAAAATTTAGTTTTAAAAGAGGTAAGAGACGGACGGATTGTTCCGTATGTTATTACTGAGACTGAAAAAAATTCAGATGATAGATCAGTAATCGCTTATGCATCTGGAGAATGGATTCAACTAGCGAAATCGGGCATTATCAATCCTCAGAAGATTGTAGGCAAAACCGTCAATGAGTTTATAGATATGGCTCTTGTGGGTACGAAGTGGAAAAGAGGGAAAACAGAATACGCTGGATTTCACACAATGACCATTGATGAATTTATAGATCCACTTAAGTTTTTAAAAAATATTGCTTCCTTGTTCGAGTTAGAAATCCAATATCGTGCGGAAGTTGTAGGGTCTCAAATTGTTGGCCGTTATGTAGATATGGTGAAAAAGCGAGGGCGTGATACAGGTAAAGAAGTAACTCTTGGTAAAGATTTGATGGGTATCAAACGAATTGAGAATTCCCAAAACATCTGTACAGCCCTATTAGGGTTCGTAAAAAAAGAAGGTGGAGATTTTATAACCATCTCTACTATTAATAATGGAGTTCCTTATCTTGTAGACAGTGATGCGTTTCAGCGATGGAATGAGCGAGGTCAGCATAAATTTGGCTTTTATACACCAGAAACAGAAGAAGATATAACACCACAACGTCTTTTAACTCTTATGAAAACAGAACTAGCCAAACGAATAAATACATCCTATATATATGAAGTTCAAGCACAAAGTATAGGTCGTGTATTTGGACTAGCTCATGAGCTGATTAATGAGGGGGATACAATCCGAATAAAAGATACAGGGTTTACACCAAAGCTTTATTTAGAAGCAAGAGCAATTGCTGGTGATGAGTCATTTACTGATCCTTCACAAGATAAATATGCATTCGGAGATTATCGAGAAATTGTGGATGCTAATGAAGAATTACGTAAGCTCTATAATAAAGTCCTGGCTTCATTAGGTAGTAAACAAGAAATTTTAAATCAGCTAGATAAGTTGGTTAAAGAGACTGCTGAAAAAGTAAATGATGCTCAAAAAGAATCTGAATCCGCTAAAAAACTGGCTGAAAAGGTCCAGGAAAACCTAAAAAATAATACGGTGAATATTATTGAAGCTAAAAATCCACCGTCCGATAATCTTATAGTAGGTAAAACAGTGTGGCGAGATATTACCAACGGTAAACCGGGTATTTTAAAAGTGTGGAACGGTAAAGGTTGGGAGCTTCTTATTCCTGATGTAGAGTCAGTAAAGGAAGAAACACTGAAACAAGTTAATAAAGATATTCAGCTCACAAAAGAAGAATTAAACAAAAAAGTGGAAGAAGCGCAAAGCGAAACCAATGGACAATTCAAGGAAGTTAAAAATAGTCTCCAAGAAGTTTCGCAAACTATTAAAAATGTACAAAACTCTCAAGGTGAAATTAATAAAACTGTTTCTGAAATGAAACAAACTAACGAGGGTTTTACTAAATCTATTGAATCATTAACAAAAAAAGATGGTGAAATCACTGGAAAATTAAATACAGTGGAAGATACAGTTGAAGGTACAAAACAAACTATTGCCGATGTGAAGCAAACAACAAACGTTTTAACAAAAACAACAAATGAAATAAAGAACACGGCGACTTCAAATAAGCAGACCATTGAACAATTACAAACCGACATGAGTAACATTTCTGTAGGTTCAATTAATCTAGCAAGCGATTCAGAAACAGGGTTAAACAAACAGAATATGACTGGAACATGGTCAGACAGTAAACAAATGACTCTTTCTAATAAGATTAATTACAGAAATAAGACGTTTACTATTTCTTTTTTATTCACTGGGAGAATGACTAAACTTAATACAAATCCTTGGTTCGGTGTAGAAACGGCAATAACTTATACAGACGGAGAGCAAGAATGGAAATCTGTACGTGCAGACTCACAATTGAAGATTAATGTAGATTATAAGGACGAGCCTCTAACTGTTACATTCAAAACAAAAGATAAGGATGTAACTCAAATTAGGTTTTATTACTCTGGACGAAATATTGATGGTAATTTAAACTCACATCATGCGAAATTGGAAGAGGGGAACATAAGAACTACATGGCAGCCTGCTAATGATGAAGTTACTTCTAAAGAAACGTTCACGAAAAAAACAACTGAGATTGAGCAAAGTGTGAATGGAATCAAAGAAAGTATTAAAACGGTAGAAAAAACACAAACCTCTTTTAATGAACGTGTTAACACTGTAGAAAAGAATGCAGAAGGAACAACTGCAAGTGTTAAGAAATTACAGGAAACACAAACTGAGCAAGGAAAAACGCTTAGTGAGGCTACTACAACAATAGGTCAACATTCTGAGGCATTGAAATTAACAATGAAAAAGAAAGACGTTGAGGATTATGTAGGCGGTTTAGGTACTGTCAACGAGTTGCGTGATGCGGATTTTAAGTTAGGGCAGAAATATTGGTTTTGGAATAGTGGTAATGGAGCAACTGGATCTGTTGATACGAATTTAAAATACAAAGGTATGAATACATTTGCAATTACCGGTACTGGCCAGACTCAAGATCGTTGGTGGGGACTTACAAGTCAATTCATTGAGTGTCAGGTTAACGAGGACTTTGTTGCATCAGGTTATTTCAATACGGATGGGAAAACACTTATTGATAGTGGTGGTGCATTTATTGAAATTGAATGGTGGACGACTGACAAAAAAACTCGTGTTAAAACAGCTAGAACGAATATCAAAGTTGTAAATAATACGTGGGTTCGTGCTGTATGTACAGATAAAGCACCTGCCAATGCAGCGTTTGTGAGATGGCGTTATTACGTTACAAGAAATGGGCGTTTATGGTGTGCTGCACCTATGTTACAACGTGGCACTATAGCTACAGAATTTTGGTTACATCCGAAAGATCAAACTGATGTTGATAAAATGATGGAAGATATCGCCAATAAAGTAGCTACCGAAAAATACAATCAGAAAGTTACTGAATTAGAAAGAAGTATTAGTGCTACTGAAAAAGGCGTTTCAATTATCTCTGGAAAACAAGAAACGTTTATAAATGAGACTTATAATGCCTATGTAAAGAAAACGGAATCTAAGTTAGAAGTGTTAGATGAAGGGATTTTAGCGCAGATTTTAAAGGACGGCATTGTCACTGCGATCAATATGTCCCCTGGGAAAATTACAATCAATGCTGCAAAACTAGATATTAATGCAGATACAATGGTCAAATGGCTAACAGCAAAAGGCATTGATACGAATCTTATTAGAATTGACGGTGACAAGATAACCATTGATAAAGATGGTGTAACTGTTAAAATGCTAGACTTCCTATTCCAAGACGAATGGGGAACAAAAACAACTGCGGTATCAAGACGAAACCTAATAGCAGATCCCGACTTTTCTAGTGTTACAAAGAAAAACATTGGGAATGCAGATTATTATGGATTTGAAGGTGGATATGGTCTTACTTGGAAGTCGTGGGGCAATGTCGTAATAGAAAAGAATACACATATATTCGATTACGAGCAAATGGTAAATGCTGCAAGGGTAGATATGTATAACTATCCAGAAGCAGTCGTGAATAATGGGATACATCCTGGAAATGAATACACAGTATCTGCTCATTTTAGAACAGCAATGATAAATGGGGTACGTAAAACAGGGAAGCCGCGTTTACAAGTATGCTGCGTTACATTCCGAGACAATGTAAGTTACGATACATGGCATGAACAAAAAATGGATTTTCCTGAACCGTCTACCTATTATGGAGAAATCAGAAGATACTCTTTCACTTTCAAAGTGCCGACAAACTATATTCCGCAACAACACGCATTAATTATTAAGGTTTGTTCTGGAAATGCTGACATGAGACAAGGGACAGCAGTTTGTGTATCAGGTGTAACGCTATACAGTGGTAAATATGCATCTATGTATAACTGGGATCGAGCAGCAGCAGAAAGGGCCGATGGTCTTCAACCGTTTAATAGAATTGCTATAGGCGGCGTAAATAACAACATAGGTCCATCTGATAACGGGCAGACCTTTGATATAAGTACAGAAAAGGATGTAAACATAAATCAACCTATTCTAACGCAGGGAATAAATTTAGGGCGTAATAGAATGGGCCAAGCTGGGTCCATTCGTTTCTTTGATGGCGGTCAAGGCTATGGGTTTTATTTTATGGGAATGGGAGGACAATGGTACAAGCTACCTAACGTTTAGGAGGAAAATATATGGATGATTACAAAGATTTACAAGGTTATCCCTTACAAGCGGGACAAGGTGCTCCGTTTGCTGGTAGGTTAGTAGATTCAGAAAGAAACGAAAACGGAGTATTTGTGCGAATTCCTTTTGATATGCTAAACAATGCCGGTTTATATGGTACTAATAAAGTAGAGGTGTGGGGGGAAACGGATGGAACGATATATTTCCGTATTGCAACAAGATGCGAAATATGTAAACGTGGAGCTCGTCTGTACCTACTAGATATGGGATTTGCGAAAAAGAATATTTGTTTAGAGTGTTATACATCACTTACAGGGAATTATCCATCTCAAGAACCGCCAACACCAACAACTGAAAATACAACGCAAATAGAGCAGCCATAAGCTGGTCTTTTTTTATTGCCTAAAAGGAGTGTTCGCCATGGAACAAAAGGAGTACGAACGTATTACAAAACTTGAAGTAAAGATTGAATCAATGAACGAAACTATGATGCGAATTGAAAAAAACTTAGAAAGAAATCACAGCAACTATATGGTTCGTACAGAAGTGATTGAGATGTTTAAACTTCGTGATCGTGAAATTGACGACTTAAAACAAGAGCAAGAAAAAAATGATGCTAACAAAAAAGCGCATATATCCATGTGGATTTCAGGACTGTCATTGGCGGTCCTGTTTTTATTTAACATCTTAAATTACATGAAATGAAGGGAGGTGAAAGGATGAGGAATTTTGATACAGCGTCAATTAGTCGTTATGTCGTATTAGTAATTGCTGTAATTAATAGTGTTTTAAATCTTGTGGGATACCAAACGATTGATGACAAAATCACAAATGATTTAGTAGCCGTAATCACAGGAGCATTCACTTTGTATATGGCTTGGAAGAACAACTATTTGAGCAACAAAGGTTTACAACAAAAAGATGTATTAGAAAAAAATGACTTACACTAAAAGGAGATGTTTAATAATGGAAATCAGAAAAAAATTAGTTGACCCAAGTAAATATGGTATAAAGTGTCCTTATACAATGAATCCGGAATTTATTACAGTCCACAATACTTACAACGATGCTACAGCAGAAAACGAAGTATCTTATATGATTCGTAATGACAACCAAGTGTCGTTCCATATCGCGGTAGATGATAAAGAAGCTGTACAAGGAATCCCTTTAGAGCGTAACGCCTGGCATACTGGAGACGGTAACGGGAATGGTAATCGAAAATCTATCGGAGTTGAAATTTGTTACTCTTTAAGTGGTGGAGATCGATATTATAAAGCAGAAGATAATGCAGCTATCGTTGTAGCCCAACTAATGAAACAGTACAATATTCCAATTAGTAAAGTTCGCACACACCAATCATGGAGTGGAAAGTATTGTCCTCATCGTATGTTAGATGAAGGACGATGGAATAGCTTCATTGAAAGAGTACAAAATGCATATAACGGTGGAGGTAATAATATGAAATGGACAATGAAATCAGGCGGATTAGGAGTTAATTTAGCTCAAGAAATTATGGATAAACTAGCTGAATTCAAAGTGAAGGGTAACTTAGTTTATGAAGCGGATGGTATTTTCTATCTGCAATGTGAACCTGTTGACGACCGTAATAAATTAGGTGCTATTACATGGTATTTCAAAGATTATAAAGGATGGTATTGCGAAGTATATCAAGTGCAAGCTTAATAAAAGAATAGTTTAAGGAACAAAAATAAGAGAAATGAAACCTATGTGAGTGGGCTTACATTAACATAAAGAAAAAGAGGACTCCTCACTACTAGCAGTCCTCTTTTGTATTGTTTAGCGATTCCCATCTAATCTATGCAACATAGCTATAATTTCAGCTCTTGTCGCAAAATCATTTCCGCGAGAACCATCATAGAAACCATTGTCAATTCCCCACTGTCTTGCACGGCTAAATCCGTATTTTGAATTCCAAGCAGGTCCGTTACCTAAGCCTTGATAAAGCATTCCTATCATTTCATTACGAGTTATCCAGTCAGTGCCACGAGAACCATCACTAAAATGTCGTTTAATAACATAGGCGCGTGCTTGAGCATACCCATCCCCTGGAGATGCTTGCTTTCTATCACGGTAAATCATTAACCAGGCATCTTGACGAGTAGCTAGATTATCTCTTAAATCAGCTGTAACAATACCATTTTTGAAAGCCCATCTCATATCTAAATCTGCCCAGTGCGCCGCCTGAGCTTCTTGTGGTGCAACTGTTGCAAATCCTGTAGATAATGTTACAGCTGCAGCAGCAACGACCATAGTTTTTTTAAGTTTTTTTAACATATTTTCCATTCCTTCCCTATGTGTTTATTACGTATGTAATATTATTATATTAAAATTATAAAGTAAATAGATATAGTGAAATTTACAGTATTCTTTTAGTAATAATTTGTGAAGTTAACAAGAAAATGGAATTATATATGATGTCATTTCTTACAAAAGAATAGTTTGATTAACAAAACAGCCGTCCTGTTGGGCGGCCTTTTTTAATTTAAATTTATATTGACTAATACATCAAATTTAAATTTCGTATTCAAAAGTACTAAGTACACAATAGTAAAGGCAAAACATACTATGTAATAGCACGTGAATCCTATGTGTATGTAAAATAAAAAGAAGAATGCTCACATTATGAGCATTCTTCTTTTTTACCTATATCACTTTGTTTGATGGCTTAGTTATATTTAGAGTCTATAAGGATGATATTTCTTAGCGTAATTGTACAGCATAACGAAAACTTCACCTCTTGTTGCTACCTCGTTTCCACGAGAGCCGTCAAAAATACCGTCGTTTTCTCCCCATGCAATTGCATTACTGAATCCACCTCTAGAATCCCATGCAGGTCGATGAAAATGGTCTTGATAAAGCATGCCTACCATTTCATTACGAGTGATCTGTGCATATGGACGAGATCCGTCAGAAATACCTCTTCTTATCATAACCTGACGTGCTTCATCAGGACTTTTAACCCAGTACCCATTATAACGAGCAAGCATCACCCAAACATCTTGTCGAATTGCGGGTTTGTGTCTATAATCACTTTGCGCATATCCTTTTCCAAAAACCCAAGTTATTGCATTGTCAGCCCAATGTGCTGAAGCTTCTTTTGGTGCGACTGTTGCGAAACCTGCAGATAACATTACAGCTGCAGCAGCAACAACCATAAATTTTTTAATTTTTTTTAACATATTTTCCATTCCTTCCCTATGTGTTTATTACATTAGTTATATTATTATATTTAAATTATAAAGTAAATAGATATAATGGGATTTACGGTATTCTTTTGGGAATAATTTGTGAACTTAATAAAAAAATGGAATTGTGTATGATGTTATTTCTTATAAAAGAATAGTTTTATAAAAATGTTATCTGATTCTATAGGTAGGTACTTATATCTTGATTTTCATCTTTATAGATGTTAGTGTAAATATACACCGTTTCTTATTGATCTATGAACCAGTATCTGTAGAACGAATAGATTAATTTAAAAAATCCCCTTTTGCATCCATATGCAGAAGGGGATTTTTATTTTTATGAGATTTAAAATTTACTTTTAGATAATGCTTTAAGTACGGGTTTTACAATTAAACCTATTAAACGAAATCCTTTGAATATAGAGCGTACAACCTTCATAATATACCCTCCCTAAAAAATGGTCACTCTATTTATTTATTTTATTTAAAGCTTTATCCATTTGGCGTTCGTTTGCTTGTGTAGCACTACTTGTCGCATTTTCTACACCGCGGTAGTTGTATTTAGAGTTTTGCCAGAAGTCGAAAGCGAAATCTTTTAATGGCTTTTCTGATGCATTTTTATCAACAACTTGTGATTTGAAAATATTCGTTAACATGTACTCATGGTTAGATATATCTTTAATATAATTTTTATCTTTATATTCTTTAATAATGGCATCGCCAAACTGTTTTACTTCATCTTTAGATGGTTTGTAATCGTGAGCATATTTACTTACCTCATCAAACTTCTCATTTGGATTTTTATTACTTAATGCAACTTCTTTAATTTTTTCTTCCCATTTAGCTGTTGTTGTAACAGTTTCCTTTGTCTTGTCTTTTGATTTTGGGTCGTCATTAGCGATATCGATAATCATTATGACAACAAGGATTGCAAAAATCGCAATAATACCTAGACAACCAAATTTGAAAAATTTCTTCAT